GTAGCAGTGAAAACTGTAGCTCCCTTACAATTGAAGCAGGTAAATAAATAATGTGGCCTGTTTTCAGAAATAGCATTTAACCACACCAGTGAGTGTCTTGACTTGGAGAAGTGCTTTGATCACTTCCTGTGGAGCGTCGTCAAATTCTGAGAATGTGAAGACGCGCCTTCCGGCGTCTTGACGTGAACCGGAGATTGTGATTGTGTTGGGCAATTCAATTGATTTGTAGAGAAGATGCCCACGGCTGTTCTTGACAAGAAGGTCGATGACAGCCTTGCGTGGAATGTAGGCGATTGTGGGATGCAGGTAGGATGGTATGTCAATGACAAAACCATACCCCCCTTTATCATCTGTGATTGCCTCGAGAACATGTACTGCAGACGTTGAGTTTGCAATGTTTTGGGTAGTGGTACGATGAAAAACCACTTTGGCTGTGAGAGTCAGAGCAAATTGTATTTGATCACCTGTTGCTGGCACGTCACGGACGACGGCGACGATGGCTCCGTATGAATACCATCTTGGCGAACCTGCACGGAGTGTGAACTTTGTGCCCTGTGTAACTGCCTTCAAAACGACAGTGTCACGCGGTCTGACGAGCTTTGATCCTTGTTGCCGAACAACCTTCTCAATATTGCGATCAAGATCTGTGCCTGTAAACATGGCTGCATTCTCAGGATCAGTGATGTGGCAAGTCTGATAACCACCAGATGAAGTGCCGAAAGGACTGGTGGCGAGAGATTCCAAGGTGAGATCTTTGATCTCAAAGAGTTCATAAAACTCAGAGAGTTTTTGTGCTGAAGGTGAGATAGATACATCAAGCGGGATATTAAGCAAAACATAGCCTGCATCGTGGCTGTCACTCATAACAAGAAAATCATATTGTTGCCGGACAATGACTTGAGCAGAATTATCTGTTGTTGTCAAATCCTGTACTCCACCAGTACTAATGAAGTCGCTTTCGACTCTTGGTACGGCAGAATCCATGATTGCTTAAGTTTATATTTATTACGCGAAAATTGCTCCGAAAGTCTTGACAACATCAAGAATTTCATCAATTTTCTGTAAAGTATTCCAAAAATCCTTAACACCATCATAAAATTCACGGAAATCATCAATGGTATCTTGGATAGAACGCAATCCATCAGGCAAGGGCAAAGCGGAAATAACATCTAGTGCATCATCAAAAGCAGTGGACCCAAGACGAGAAGTAGGGTTGGCTTGATATATAGTATAACTACTAGTGTAAGCAGAGGAACCAAGCGGTGTATAATATGGCATACCGAGCAGAGTGAAATCATACCAATTAACAACAGTATAATTAATACGTGGCACAACAAGATCCCTTTCAAAATTACCAAGTGCCGCTGGTGCAGCCGCGCCAGTGACTACGAAATTATTACCTTGGAGACAAAACAGGGAATCAACAGTAAATTCGCAATTTGGAGCAGGTTGTTGACTAAGGAAAAGTGCACCTTCAACGGGATCAACATAATATTTGGCACAAGAATCAGCCCCTTGGTCGGTTTGGAACAAACGGTAACTACTAGCATATCCTGGTGGTGGTATAAAACTAAACTCATCATGAAAGAAGATGGCAACAGGATAAATGCCAGGCGCGGCATGCCAATACTGATAATTAAAACTCATCGGAGTTCTCTGAATAATAGGTGCTGGTTGCAATTTTATCTCAGAATCTTCTTTCTGCGCAGTAGTAAAGAGGGCTGTAAAATTCAAAGTTATTTCAAATTGGTGGTAGAATTTATCCATACCATGTATTGTCATATAAACCTTGCGTCCAAGTGATGTAATAGTATAATCCTGTTCAGTATAAGCAACATTAACACAAACAGGGACTTGCGTTCCAACTTTGTTATCATTCTTGCAAATGCCAAAACCAACAGAACTGGTACTAACTCCAGTAATAGGTATAGAAGAATACAGTGACATATCATAAATGTTAAGGAAATTGCCGGTAGAACCGGCTCTTTGGGCAGTTTTAAACATGTGTTCGTAAAATATATAATATGCATCTGTAATTTCACTAAGCAAAAGTGGTTTCTCAAAAAATGGTATATTTGTATTAATAAAACGCAAGCCTAAACCATTAATCATTAAGAGGGGAACGTGCAGTGAGCCGGAACCGAGTTTACCACCGACATTTTGCAAAATCCATACACGATTAGTAAAACGTACTAACATCTGGTGAAAATCCATCATTTCTTGCACAAGCGCCTTAAAATCTTGTGCGGAGCGGTTCTGAGTTGTAATAGCTCCATGCGGAAAAAATGATACATTACAACCATAAAACTGGGTAATTGGAATATAATAACCAACATCAAGAGTAAGGTCAATAGAGACGTTCGAAACGAAAGTGCCAAGCTTGAGAAAATGGAAATGGAAGGCCTTAACTTCGCTTTCAGGTATAACAGTATCTGTCTTGATGGAAGAAGCATGAGAAGAAGTGATAGCTTCAATAAGGCCTTCATACTGCTGGTAGTCAAGCATAACTTGTTGCCCTGCGGCAACAGCGAAAAGCAACCACAAATACATGATTGCTAAGTTCTATATTTATTATGCAAAATAGAACTCTTTTGTAAGTGGGAAATCAATGGCTGCAAGCTTTGGCAAGTCCCCATTGGGCTCGAGATATGGTCTAAAATCTGGCAATTCAAAACGGAAGATGCGATTGGCACCTTCAGTGTAGATAGCAAAAGTAGGCGCGCCATTACTATAAGAGTATTGGCTGCCGTCAGCTTTGACCAGTGTGAGTCCAAACTTGAAAGCGCCACCTAGCGCGGTCATTGTAATCGCCTGTGTTGTATCAGTGCGTGTTGTGAAACCGACTGCAAGGTGGGCTTTACCACTAGGTCCATACTTAACAAGTTGTGGTGCATGGTCAACACTGGTCAAATCCAGTTCGAAGTTTGGAATTTCGAAAACACGGAGCAAGTGATTTGGTGTAAGAACAGATGGCACAGAAAATGAAACATAAGCCAAAAGTGTAATCGCCACTGTACCTCTGCGATTAGCTAAAGCATCAAATTTTGCTGGTCTAGCCATGAAGTGAAGAACACCTGGCTGATGCCAGCGTGTGGAATCACGATCTGAATCACCGGAAGTAACAGCTTTGGTATAGAACCAATTGGTGGGCGGGTTAGCAGTTATTGTGCGATTACGGTCAAAACGTTGTGTATGATAACCTGCCTGGCGAACGTTATTTTCAGGATCAATTGCACGTTCACCGTCCCTGACTTCGAAGAGTGTGAAGCCACCACGGCTAGTGAGCCAATTTGAGAGGGAGTGAACCACGAACTTGATATCATCAACTTTAAAATATTCATAGAGTGTAAAAAGCTCGGGTGCTCCCGACATCAACAATTCATAAATGCCAACAGAATGTTTCCAATCTTTGCCACCTGCGAAACCGGGAATTTGTACCCTGTTCTTAATAAAATGTGTAGCAGAGGCTGGTGGAACATGGTGCGTGACTGGCGAAATGGTCGCGTAAGAAGCAGTCAAAAAAGTTGCACCTTGATCTGACCCTTCGTCAGCATTGGTAGAAACTACATTTGTAGTAGCTTCCTGCGGTATAACAGAGGAATCCTTTTCAAGCGTAAGCTTGACATTCCCTTGTTCATGCTGGTCATCCATGATTGCTTTCTAACTATTTATTCAACTGACCATGAATGGGGTAATGATTATCTTGAGCAAAGTGGCATTGTCTTTGGTAGCCTTCTCTGGAGGCGTCCCTCTGCGTGGATCAGCAAAGAACTGAAGGAACTCCAGGAGGCTGCTCATAGTACCTTCCATGCAATGATACTTGAAGGCATTGTAGAGAATGGCTTTTCTGGTAGTCTCTGGCGTGCATGTGATTTTGATCATGTCACGTGCTGCTAGTTTGATTTCTTCATACCTAGCATTGTCAATCATTGAACGTGTGAGTAGCTTTCCGGTGATACGGGGAATATCTATGCTCACATCATCGGTGCCAATGACAAGCCCAACAAAATCACCAACGAGGTTGCGATCGACTTTGAGTCTTTCAAAGAAGTCTGATGTTTTTGCAATCTTATGTGCACGGATGTAGCTGTCATCTCCTTGAAACAAAGCGAGCATGAGTTCTCTGATTTCAAATGATTTGCCCGCCTCGCCTATCGAATGCATGGTATTGGCAAAGAGTGTATCACTGCGCCCGGATTGGAATTGTTTGTTGACATTGACAGAAGTAGTTTTGGTTTTCATAAGCCATTTTTCATTTGGCATTTCAAGCATGTCAATGATCTTGTCCGGCACACCGCAACTGCGATATATCTTGCGCATGTAAAGGTTGACGGCATCATTTTTGGTGGTGTCTTGCTGGTCCATGTCACATGAAACGCACTCATAAGTTGTTTTCCTGCATTTACGGATGCGTCGAGAAATGCGAGTGCGGAGTCGAGAGGTACTGTCTCCATAGCCAAGCATAACACCCTCTCGAAGATTTTCCATCACTTGGCGTTCAGCCCACGCAACATAGGCAGCTGTAGATTCATTGCATTGCTTTGTTTGGGCACAGACCATCTGACCTCCCTTAACCTTGTAGTCAGAACCGGTATCTTTGATCATACAATCTTGAAAATCTCCCACTTTTGATTTCAGTTGTTTCTTCGTGAATGATTTTATCTTCATGGTATTCTGAACGGTCTGTCCATAAATCTCAGGTTCGGGGTACTGTTTCTTTGCTGCAACCCTGAGTAAGGTTTGAGAACGGCAAGCTTCAAATTCAGCAGTGGTTGGAGGTCTAAACTTGTCAGTGTCAACGAATTTGGCTAGACCAGTGAGCAGTTTCTCGCTGTAGCTTTCAACGTCCCTCTTTTTGATAGGGACTGACGAAACTGCAGCGTAGCGTTCAACTGTTGTATTAATAACGTGAGTGCTCTGCCCCGTCTGTTTAACACCAAAAATTGGTGCCATGAATGCATGTGTTGGCTTTTCACATTGTGTAACGAGTGGTTTGTCAGTATGAACATGCATTGTTGTGTTCTTTTTCATGGCTGCAATCTTTAAGATGTTAACTTCCCTCTGTGACGGAATGGGTCCAAGTGCAGGTGCGGCAATTTGGGTAAGAACCTGAGCAGTGTACTGTGGGTCATCATTAGTCCCAAAAGTAGTGGTTCCTGGTTGTTCTTGTACCAGGACATCCTGCTCTTCCAAAGTAGCGAGTTGTGGTAATTCGCTATCAACTGGAGGTCGTACATGAGCATAATGTGTAGCCAAATACTCACTGGGTAGTGTAAAAACAGCCTTACCCTGATTTTCAGCGGCAAGCTCTTCAATCCGCTCGACCCTTTCAGGTCGTGATGGTGTAATAACTTTGCCAACTTTGTCAACGCACTTGATCTTTTCACCGTCAATGTATGAGGCTGAGAGGAGGTCGAATTCTCCATGATAGGTAGCAAAGTCATGTCTGGCTCCAACTCTATCAGCTATTGTAGGGGCTGTGAATCTGATCTTATTGGCAAGAGTGGTTTTAGCACAGGTGTACACATTGAGTTTCTCCGTGTGTCTAGTAAAACCTACCAGTTTTTGTCCATGAATGCGAAAACAGCCAGCCGCATTTTGCTCAAAGAACATGTCAATTGATTTTTTTCGAAGTCCCTGAGCACTGGCTACTGTTGTGCCTTTAGTAGTATCCTGCGCACGCGTTGTAAAGACCAACAAGAGATTATGTTCATGGTCTTCTTTGCAATTTTTGTCACAGTGCGCAGGTATTTCCTTGACAGATTTGATGCTCTTGTAGACAACACTTTCAAAAACAGTTGAGAGGGTGTACGTCTTGCGTTCATATTCTTTGTTGAAGGTGTTAACCACATCTATAGGGGCTGAGAAAGAAACATCTCGGTAGTCAGTGACTTTACCGGCCCAAAGCTCATCCAGAGTTTTGATCTTATAATTTGCTCCTTCACCACCTGGCCTCATTTGGCGAGGATCACCAATGGCGTAAGTAGGCACTCCAAGCGACCCAAGAGCAAGTACAATGAGCGGATGTGTGTTATAGACTTCATCAATGTAAATGGCATTGAGATTGTTCATTTCAAGAAGTTCCATTGCTCGACAAAATGCTCTTGCCCAAGTGTAGGCACCTTTTCCATAGTCATTGGCTAGAGGCCTAGAGGGACAACAAACGACTGTGTTTTCATGATTTTGCCCTTCCTTTTTCATCATCTGTTTGATAGCAGTCGTTTTGCCACAGCCATAAGTGCCATTCATGACATTGATGATGGATACTTGCGGTTCTAGATTACGCAAGTAGTCAGCTGTTTGATTGTGAAGTTCCTTGTAAATTTGTGATTTTTCACCAGCTAACTGAGAGATTGCATGCATTTTGGCGGCCTCAAACACTGCAGGTTCAGTAACGACTATAGAAAATTTCATCGGCTCAACTTCAAAAGGGATGCCGTGGACAGTGTTGTCAGAAACGTCCAACACAACACCGTAATAGGGGACGCGTTGCAGTCCATTTGGTATTTCAACATCAAGAGCAACAGTAACTTTTTTGATCTTGTCTGCGCCATGATGTGCAAGGTAGTTTGTGAGGTCACTGAAGGCAATGATTGGTTCAGGTGGCATTTGTGTCCCTACATAAAGTGGATGGAATGGCGTGTAGTAATTTGCATCACCTTTAGAACAAATCTTTGGATATGGGAAGTTCTTGTCATAGAAAAATTTGTTGCTGTTTGGGTACTGGCCAAAACCAGTAGTACATGCTTCCTCAGCATCCTTGCCCTTAAAGGAATTTCCAGTCATGTATGGTTTGAGAAAGGCGCTGGGCTTGAGAAGAAGATATTCAGGGAGAGCCTGGCGTTGTATGGCGTCATTTTTCTTGTTGTGTTGTTCAATGCAGTAGACAATTTCATCAAGAAGTTCATCGGCAATTGTAGTATCTGCCACTGTTTTGGAACAATCACGCAAGTTCTCATAGAAGTACTCCCTTTCTTCATCCTCAAGGGCCGCAACTACACAACGCGCAATGTCATAAGATGTTTTGTCAGCGCAGAATATTTGTGCCATGTCAAGCGCAAATTGCTTGCTAACTTCTTGGGCAGTGACCTGCTCAAAGATAGCACGGTTGTTAACGACCTCATCAAAGACTGCATAGCTCGCGTGAACGAAAGAATGGTATCTCCTGTTGCAGGCTGAAATGTTATAATCTGTATCACAAGATGCATACTTAACTGCCTTTGTTTGGAGAATGTCAACAACAGGTTGCGGTGTTTTGCATGGCTTTTGCTGTGCTTTGAATGTTTTGAAGTCCATGATCTTGCCGACCACAACATCACCATTACTTGATGATCTTATCAGTGGGGGCAGTGGCATGTTTTTGGAAAGGTCCTGGGTTGATCTGTTGGTGATTCCTTCTTTCTTCAATAATGGTTTTGCTTGCACAGGCCGAAGAACAACTGGCGATGCATCAATGGTCATCGTAGAGGCAGCACTGCTCTTTGGGGCGGCATTTAAATCCGGTGGCGGTGGCGGTGCAGTTGGGATCTTTGGCCGGTAGAACTCGTCTGGCATAGCATCCAGAAAAGCTCTCATGCACTGATGATTGCCATCCTTCTTTTTTGGTGGTGGTGGTGGCGGTGCTGTTGGCCTGAGTCTTTTTGGGACTTTTGCAATGACTGTCGTTCTGGGTTTGGCTG